AAAACCCCTGTGCGCGCAACTACGCTTTCTAGTATTGCAGGCGATGCCGGGTCTGTGACATTTACAGTCATCAGCCCTATCTGGCCTAAGCCCGCTGAACTGTCGGTTTGAAATTTAATTATCAGCGTGTTGCCGTCTTTTTCTACAGCGTGCGCTCTGACGTTATTGCCCGCGTGAACTAGCTCTAACGTCGATACATCTGTCATCGCTAGCGGGTTTGTGACGTCGATTATCCTGAGCGCTTTACCATTAGCGCCAGATAGCCCAGTCATTGCATCGCAAGCTGCATAGAGATACTGCTTGCCATCTGCCAAAGGCGCTTGGTCTACGTATACATCTACTGCGTAGATCGCATCCTCGCCCAATACCAAAGGATCATAAACGCCCATACGACCAAACGCCGGGTAAACTGGATCGTCCGGGTACAGCCAGTTTGCAGCATTCAAAAAACTCTCGTCGTCGGGCAAGTCTGGTCCGAACGGCGGTATGAAAGGGACGCCGCCGTTATTAGGATCGCCGCCACCGCCTACCGCATCTGCTGCAGGTATCATTTCTGCAGTTACGGTCACGACGAAGTAATTTTCTTCGCCCGCTAGCGGCTGAATGGAAAGCCCGCTAGTGAAACGCATAGTAGTGTAAGCGCACAGCGTAGGGCTTAGATAAGTGGGTGCTGGAATAGTAACGAAGTCTAGGTAACAATTGTCATTGACCCAATCTTGCCAACTCTGTAACGTATTCAACGTCATGACAAAACTAAGCTGCAGCGCGTGCGGCATATTAGTGTATCGCCTTCTCTGTCGGGCTATGCCTGACTCAAAATTAACTCTCGATAGCCCCATATCCACAGACATAGCATATCCACTTATCTGCGGGTTTGGGTATTGCGTCGGGTAAGCTGTAGCCATGGTTAATTAGTCCTAAACCGGATTACTTAGAAAAGTCATACCATCAATAAAAGCGTCTTCATTATATACCAAGCCTTCTATCTTAACCGTTTCAATATTAGGCTCTATGTCTGTGATTACAAAATCTTTGGTATAAATTGTCTGCAGCCCAATAGCGTAAAGTGTTGAAGAATTACCGAACGGCTGAATAGGTATCGGCGGCGGCGTTATAACTACAATCGACCCTGGAACTGCCTGCGTTGCCGTTATCGGCGCAGTCGGCACGCCGTTAGCAGCGCGTAAAATAACCTTCCAAACGCCCGGCCCTGTTATGTCTACAGGCTGATCTAGCGTTAGCGCGTTAGTTAAATTATCGTAGCCCTCTACCTGCCCTGATAAACCCCAATCGCCCACGTCGTGGGATACCGCGATCCTATCACCAATGGAAGGTATCAGCCCTTCTAACTCAGTTTCAAAACTTACGCGCTGCCTGCGTTTTAAACTAGTAGCCCATAGATACTTAGCGTACTGCAGCGCGTGCGCCTCTGTTTTACAGCCGAACAATAGCTCGCGTCTAGGGTTAATCGCTGCAGCCGGCCAAGTAACAAAAGACCGTAAGCCTCTAACTGGCTCAAAAAACTCGACTAGGAAACCGTCTGGCTCGCCTGCCCTATTCCAACTATACGTCGTGTTAAGGCTATCGCGCACAATGTTAGCCATCGTAAAAAGCTGTGAGCGCACAGGTTTAACGCCGTCGTAAGCCACCGAGACTTGACCATTTTTAAGGTAGGGTTCTGCCGCCACTGCTGCGAGCGCTGACTGTAGCGCGTTCCAAACCGTGGTTTTTTGGTTGAATACCATGCCAAGCGGGTAACTTCCGCCAGTGACGCCGCCCCAGTGCGCTTTTAGCTCTGTTAAAAGTACGCTGTCTATTTCATCTGCTGGCCTGCCTGCGCCATAACCGTTTCGCATAATGTCAGATACGAAATCAGCCGCGTTCGCAGTAAATCCTGTAGTCGCGTCCACTTGATTAGGCTGCGCTAGGCGCTTAACGCTGCCGCTCACTCTCGTAGCCGAACCCGCAGTAATCTGGTTAGCTTTTATCTGGTAAACCGCTAGCGTAGTGTCGCCATAAACGGGCGTAGCTACTAGCTTACCGTATCCTCTCACTGATGTTATGGTCACTTCGTTGTTTATCGTTAGCGGCGTAGCGGGCTTAGGTGTAAGCCGCCTAATACGCACGGCCACAAAAGCTTCGCGGCAAGTTATTAAAACCGTCCTTCTCAGAATTCCCGTATATTCTAAGTCGCTGCGGAAAATAATCGACTTAGTTTGTATATGAGTATCCGTCGGGATATCCCATATCTCTATTTCAAAACTTACCTCTGCCGTCAAAAACGTACTGCCTGAAAGTGAATAAAAACCGCGCCTAAATTCTAAATCTACGCATATCTTAGTTACTTTAACTCTATCGCTTACCGGCATTTTCGGCGTTTGCTCTACGTCGGGCGAAGTTAGCCCTTGCATAGTCTGGCCCGCAAAATCCAAAGCCGTTATCATGTTTTCTTGGTATAGCGGCGTGCCTGCGCTTATGCCGTCGTTAAAAAGCCCAGTCATCTGCCCATGAACAGTGCCATGCTCTGCCGGGAGATACACTTCCGACGTGACGTAATCGGCAAGCTCTGCTGCAGGCGTATCTCCGACAAAGGAAGTTATAAAAGAGTTATCACCTTGCCCTAGGCAAAGAGTCGTGTATAAAAACTGATCACCTTGCCCGTTAAGAAATTCTGTGTTTCCCACTATGTATGCTGTGATCGTAGTTAGCACCGCGTTAATCCCGCTAACCGTTCTTAAAATAGTTCCGTCTGTTAATCGTATTTCAAAACCCTCGCCCGTTGCAGGCGCCGCTATATTAAAACTTGCCGCGCCTGTAAAAGTAGAATCTATGCTAACCTCCACCCAGCTTGATAAGTCTAGCGGTTTAGCCGTGTCGTACGTCATTAAATAAACGTCGCCGCCTTGGTCTATGTCTGATTCTTCAGTGACCGAGTACAGGTTTAAGTAGCTGGCAATTAGCGCGTCTACCGCACCTGGGGGGTTAGCCGACCCCGTATCAACCTCGCGGTAAGAAAAATAGCCCGGTAATATTAAATCGGGGACGTGATAAGCTTCGCCGTAAACCACTGGTATAGCTTCGGCTAATCGCGCTGCGTTCTGACTGCCGTTTAAAGTGTAGACTGGGTTAGCTGCTTGCTCGTTGGCATACTCAGGCGATGGAAGTTTTGGCGCGAATATCTTAGACGCTACTACGCTTGCACCTACGCTTATAAGTGTCCAGACATACCAAGGCAATTCTACGCCTGTGCCTGGAGAAACGAAAACCGAAACGCTATCGCTTTCAGATAATACTATGTCAAAGTTTTCAGCCTTTAGCTGTGCGCCGTTTAAAACTACTGTAACTGGCGATCCAAAACCCTGCGGCGCTTCGGCCTGCAGCCAGTCTATTAACGCGCCGTTATGTAGATGTTTTTCAGCTTCTTCTACTAGCGGATTTTTGAACAGTTTTATAGCTGCCAATTAAAAAACCTCACTGGGCCAAAATAATTTATTCGATCAAATCTCGATCCGCGCAAAGCGTCATTGCAATGCACTATGCCGCCTCCGTAGTATACTCCGGCGTGATGGGCTATCTTGCCTCTGTCTAGTAGCGCTATGCTAAAGTCTTCTGGCGTATCGACTTCTACCGCCACACCATCCCTCAAACCTTTATCTCTAAAAAAAGTTATCGACTGCGGGCCGTCCATCTTATAGCCCCGGTGCCAATCCGGTAAGTCTACGCCAAGCCCTTCTTTGTATATGGCACAAACCAAACCCCAACAATCGTAAGAGTCCGGGCCGCGTGCGCCGACTAAGTAGGGCTTACCGATGTAGTCGTTTATATTCATCTAAACAAGCCTGGGAATTCTTCATATTTATAAATTTCGTTAGGGAAAGCACGCCCTAAAACATCGTATTTAGTACAAGTAAGAATAAAAGTCTCGTATGTAGCTACTATGTCGGTGAGCGTCATTCTTATCGGCGGATCGATAGCAGGGGGGTCGTACTCTCTCGCCATATATATTCTATACGTTACTTCAAAATTTTCGTTAGGGTATTCCTGCACATCGTTAATAGCTCGCTCTAGCCCTGTGTTAGAATTCCAAACAGTAAAAGCTAGCTCTTGGCTTCCTGACTTGCTCTGAGGCGGCAGCGTAGCTCGGAAAGGGTAAGCATTAAAATAGATTTCATCGCCTCCCGTTTCGTCTAAAAATATCCAATCGCGCTCACTGTTGCACCATCTAACCGGGTCCGGGTATCTTGGATGCACTAGCTCTAAAGTTTCTACATAGGTTAAACCCTTAGCGCTGGCGTACACTTCCTGCAGTTCTAAGCTTATTGCCATTAGTACGCCCTCGCTGCACGGCTAACCCCAAAGCTGCTTTCCATGGCTCTGCTGATACGCCCGCCGCTGGCAATGTCTTTAGCAACCTGCCCTAAAATTATCGTTATGTCGTTACCCTGTTGCTGCACTTCGACTTGCGAATTATTGTTATTTTGCACGTTAACATTGACAGTAGACTCTACCCCTAGATTGCCGTTCGATCCTCTAGACAATGGGAGTATCGCTTCCGCTCCGGCTTCGCCCATTAAGCCAGTGCCGCCAGCAAAAGGAAAAAGAGTCGGTCTAGTCACTACGCCGCCATTAGCAAAAGGTATCACGCCGCTAGGGCCAAACGCATTACCCTGTGCGCTACCTAGTAACTGAGCGCCTAAATTAGTGGACCGTATCGCGCTTAGTATCTGAAATTGAATAATCATTCTTGCTATGTCTTGGATTATAGAATTAGCAAACCTCTTAAAAGAATCCTTGCCCCCGGTAGCTAAGTCGATAATGCTATCAGCAAACCTAGTCACACCGTCTGCTACCAAAGTGCCAAGCGCTTGCCCCATTGTTGCGCTGGCTTCGGTAGCTTCGTTTTCTACGAAAGTTAATCCCTTAACTGCGGCTATATATTGGTCTACCTCTATGGCACCGCGCTCTAACGCATCGGCTAAAAAGTTAAGTGAATCGAAACGCTTATCGGCTGCAGCCTGTTCTGGTAACGCTTGGTCTAAAATAGACTTAAGAGCGTCGGCGTATTTCTCTGCTGCGTCCGTTAATTCTTGCTGCCTTTGCACGTCGCCTTCATTAGTAGCGCTGGCCTGAAATTCCCTTAACTTTATTTCTGCTTCTCGTAGGTCGTTAACTCGTATGATAGCTTCGTCTGTAGCTGCGTTATATGATGTTCGGATTGATTGGCCTACCACTTTAAACTTAGCGGCAGCTTCGTCTAAGTCTCTATTAAGAACCGCTGCTGGGTTCTGCGACTTCATAAACTCAAAAATTCCCTGCAGTTCTGCCGAAAACTGCCCGCCTATTCGGTAAAAGCCTTCCGCAAACTGTCCGAAAATGTTGCTAGTCGATAAATAGAACTTAACTACCGCAGCAAATTTAGCCACTTCAAATTCTATGAAATTAAAAGCGTTCTCGAAATTTCGCTGCATTTCTAGGCTGACGCCTTCAAACTTATCTTGTACTTCTCCGAGCACTGTTAAAAACGGAATGCCGATGGAAGTCACGGCGCGAAGTTTAAGAGTCGTCAACTGGTCGTTAAATTGTTCTGCGTTTCTAACGAGCTTTTCAGACATGATAGTGCCTGCCTCGTCTGCCTGTCTTCTAAATTCTTCTAGGCCAGCAGAGCCTTCGCGTAAAAAGTTCACCATGCCGATACCTGAACGAGAGAAAGCCGCGTTAGCTATCGCAGCTCTCTCGGTAGCCGTCCCCGCTTGCTGTATTGCATCCGCTACGATCCCTAGGGCTTCGTCTTGTGAACCTGCTGCTAGAATGTTAGCAGTCAAAGCCGCATCGATATTTTTTAGCCCTGTAACTAGCGGCCCTGTTCCTGTGCGAGCCTCGCCCACACGCTTAACAAACGCTGTTAGATTGCTAGAAAATTGTGACGTAGCCACGCCTGCTAAACTAGCTTGCTGGCTGTAAGACTGGAAGTTTTCTACAGATAAACCCACGGCGTCTGACGCTTTGCCTATAGCGTCGGCAGTGTCTAAAATGCTGCGTGCTGCGCCTGTTAGAGCGCGAGCGCTTAAAAAACCGAAAGCAAGTTTAGCTGCTTTTCCCACCTGCGAGAAACTCTTATTAACTTTACTAAGCTCACCATTGGTTTTATTTATGCCTCGGACCGCATTGCTCGCGTCTACCTGTAGGCGGTAAATTCTTTCTAAACTTGTCGTTTCCATTTTATCTACTCCGTCTAAATCTAGGCTTAGATTTTCGCTTTTTGATTCCGA